ACGGGGGACATTATCTACATTGATAACAGACCCGAGGTTGAAAGAAATCTTAGGCAAAAAGAAGACGTTAAAATCATTCTGGAATTCTAAAAAAGATGGCACAAAAAACAGACTTAAATATCAACCCCTATTTTGATGATTTCGATTCGGGTAAAAACTTTTACAAAGTCTTATTTAAGCCAGGATATCCAGTTCAGGCACGAGAACTAACGACGTTACAATCAATATTACAAAATCAAATCGAATCTTTTGGAAGTTATACTTTCAAAGAAGGAACAGTTGTAATTCCAGGTAATATTGCATATGATAGTCAATTCTATGCGGTAAAACTAAATTCAACTACTTTTGGTGTTGATGTAGCTCTTTACATCGACAAATTTATTGGCAAGAAGATAACGGGTCAAACATCAGGAACTACGGCAACTATTCAATATGTCGCTCTTCCAGATGGATCAAATGTAGAAGACACTACGATTTATGTAAAATACGTAGATTCTAACGACAATTTTGTTTTTGATCAGTTTGAAGATGGCGAATCTTTATATGCTGATGAAAACGTAACTTATGGTAACACCACGATCAATTCTGGAACTCCATTTGCATCTTTAATTAGTTCCGATGCAACTTCTATCGGATCTGCTGCATCAATAGGAGAAGGGGTTTACTTTATTAGAGGATATTTTGCTAATGTTTCTAAACAAACAATAGTATTAGATCATTACACAAATACACCATCATACAGAGTAGGATTAACAATACAAGAACTTCTTGTAAATGCTAAGGATGATTCTTCTTTATATGATAACGCAAAAGGATTTACAAACTTCTCTGCACCAGGTGCAGACAGACTGCAAATTAATTTAACATTAACCAAGAAGTTACTAACTGATACTAACGATACAGACTTTGTAGAACTTCTTAGAGTAGAAGATGGTAAAATAAAGAAAATTGAGAATAAAACTCAACTTAATAGACTTGGAGATTATATTGCAGAAAGAACTTATGAAGAGTCTGGTCACTATGCACTAGAGAATTTCAAATTATCATTACATAATTCTTTAAATGATAAATTGGGTAATGATGGTTTATTTTTCAACAATCAATCAACAGAGCAATTGAACACTCCATCAGAAGATCTGATGTGTGTAAAAGTTTCTTCTGGAGAGGCATATGTTGGAGGATATAATGTTGAAAAGGTTGCAAATACGATTCTTGACGTAGAAAAACCAAGAGATACTGCAACAGTATCAACAGCAAATATTCCCTTTGAAATGGGAAATCTTCTAAGAGTTAATAATGTATCTGGTGCTCCAAAACAAAAAGAATCTATTGATCTTTATAATCAATTTGCTGGTGGTGGAACACAGATTGGTGATGCCAGAGTCTATACATTCAACTTAACTGGTTCTGCATATCAGGATGCATCTACAAATTGGGATCTATATCTTTATGATGTTCAGACTTATACATCTCTTACACTAAACACACCAGTAGCACCTTTAGGTCTTATAACCTCTTCTTATATTAAAGGAAAGAGTAGTGGTGCTAGTGGATATGCCGTTTCTTCTGGATCTGGAAGCACAGTAAGTATTAGACAGACTTCTGGAACTTTTGCTGTAGGAGAGCAACTCATTATTAATGGAATAGATGCTTCTGCTACAGTTGCATCAGTTATCGTATATGGAACTAGAGATATCAAGTCAGTTTCTCAGTCTGGTGTTTCTGGATTCCCATCATTTACTGCAGATTCTTTACTAGATTCTACCAATCTTCCAAATGGTGTTATTGGTGGAACCATCAGTGGTGGAAATACTCTTGTAAGTCCAGGAAAAGTGTTCACAGGCGTTAAAGTCGGTGACATTATCAGATATCAAACTGCCTCTGGCGATGAAACTTTCAACAGAGTTACAGCAAACAATACAACATCTTTAACAATCGCAGCGTCTACAACTGTTTCTGGTGTTCATGTAGGAACAGTTTCTAATGGAACATATTCGCAAATCAAACTTGGCGTTCCAGCACTGAGAAATCAAGATAAAGGATATCTCTATGCAGAACTTCCTGATTCGAACATCGAATCAGTAAATCTTTCTGGATCAACTTTAAAAATATCGGAACAGATTACTGGAGAAAGTACAGATTCATCTGGAGTATTAACTTTTGATCTTTCATCAATTAGTGGAATTTCTAGTGCGTTTTTCGATCCATTCGATGAAGAAAGATATTCTGTACACTATACTGGTGGTGGAATTGGTACAGTAACATCCGATGCGTTTTCAATTAGTGGCAACACAGTAACCATTAATGGTTTGACCGCATCGCAGTCTAGTATTGTTGTTAATACTTCTTTGACCAAAAATGGAATTCAAAGTAAGATAAAAGATTACACAAGAAGTTCTACAGTAGACGTTGTTTACTCTAAGTATGGACAGTCTGGTGTTGGTGTTAATACATCAATTAATGATGGTTTAACTTACAATACAAATTATGGTTTAAGAGTTCAAGACGAAGAAATTTCTTTGAATTGGCCAGATGTAGTAAAAGTTCTCGCTGTTTTCGAATCTTTAGACGAAAATGCGCCAACTTTGGATCAAATTCAATTCTTTGATACTGCAGTTGTAAGCAATGCTATTATCGGAGAAAATATAGTAAGTTCATCAAGCAACGCCATAGCAAGAGTTGTTGCTAAACCATCTTCACTTGTTTTATCCGTTGTCTATTTAAATCAAGACAGATTTATTAACGGAGAAACGGTAACACTTGAAGAGTCTAATAACACTGCTCCAATTCAGTCTCTAACAAAAGGTTCCTATAAAAATATAACATCATCTTTTGTCTTAGATAAGAGTCAGAAAGATCAGTACTATGATTATTCAAGACTTATCAGAAGTGTAAATACTCCTGTTCCATCCAGAAGATTGAAAGTTGTATTTGATCATTATACAATTCCTGCTTCAGATAATGGAGATGTATACACAGTTTTAAGTTATGGCGAGGATAGATTTGCCGAAGATATTCCTTCCATTGGACCAAGAAAGGTAAGATCTACAGATACACTTGACTTTAGACCAAGAGTATCTCAGTTTACTGTAACGGATAAATCTCCATTTGACTTCGACTCAAGAAGTTTTGGAACATTACCAAAACTTATCTTAAAACCAAAAGAAAGTTCACTTATTGGATATAATTATTACTTACCAAGAATCGATAAAATTTATCTTGATACTTTTGGAAACTTTATTGTTCAAAAAGGTATTTCTGGTGTAAATCCAAAAGTTCCATCAAATAACAATCCAGATGGTTTGATGGATCTGGGAACAATTTCTCTCCCAGCATATCTTTATGATCCTAGCGATGCAGAAATTTCTCTTGTAGATAATAGAAGATATACAATGAGAGATATTGGAAATCTTGAAGATAGAATTGAAAATCTTGAACGTGTAACATCTCTCTCGCTCTTAGAAGTTAACACTCAAACTCTTCAGGTTCAGGATGCATCTGGAAATAACAGATTCAAGACAGGTTTCTTTGTTGATGATTTCAAGAACAACTCTTTGATTAACCTGGATATATCTTCCATAGAGGTAAATACTGACACTCAAGAATTAACAACGATTGTTAGCGATAATTCTCTCAAGGGACAAATCGCACCTTCAACAGACATTACTGATGAGAATTTAGATATTTCTACAAACTTTGATCTATTAGATTCTAACGTCCAAAAGACTGGAAGTGCTATTACTTTAAAATATACAAATGTTGGATGGATCGAACAACCATTAGCAACAAGAGTAGAAAATGTAAATCCATTCCATGTTGTTTCATATAATGGATTTGTAAAACTATCTCCATCTAGCGATAGTTGGGTTAGAACAGTTAGACTTCCTGAGTCAAATTCAACTATAACAAGAAACGTTCCAGATCCAAATCGTGCGGGAACGACTGGAACTTTTGTTACCTCCAGAGATGTTGTTGTATCTTCTGGTAGAGATGCATACATGCGTTCCAGAAATACACAGTTCTATGCAAATAACTTAAAACCACTTACAAGATTCTATCAATTCTTTGATGGAAATGGCAGTGTTGATTTTATTCCAAAATTACTTGAAATTGCCAATGATAGCACTTTGGCAAATTATGGATCAGTAGGAGCATTTGAAGTAGGAGAAACTGTAATTGGTTATAATGATGGTGAGTCTGTAATTTCTTTCAGACTTTCATCTGGAAATCATAAAGAAGGCGCATTTAATTCTCCATCAAAAACTTTCAATATAAATCCATATGCAAAGTCAGAGAATTTATCTGTTTCATATAGTCAGTCAACTAAAGTTCTGAATGTTGATACATTTGCACTGTCTGAAGAAGCACAAGGTAAGTATTTTGGATATGTCAAAATTGGAACAAAACTAGTCGGTCAGACTAGTGGCGCTGTTGCATACGTCAAAGATCTTCGCTTGATTAGTGATAATTATGGAGATCTTTTAGGTTCATTCTTCTTGAGAAATCCATTAGAAGTTCCAGCTCCAGCGGTTAGAATTACCACAGGAACTAAGACATATAAGTTGACAAACAGTTCTACAAACGCTGCTCCTCTTCCTGGAAGTAAGTTACAATCTACTGCAGAAGCAGCATATAAGTCTGAAGGTAGATTTGAAGTTCGTCAACGTCAAACTACAAGAGTAACTGCTAATTTCTATGATCCATTAGCACAATCATTCAGTGTAGGTGGAACAATTGATGCGCCAGATTTAAATGGTCAGAATAGCGATGCAAATGGTGCTTTCTTAACAGCAGTTGATCTCTTCTTTGCTAACAAACCATCTGGTAATGATCCAGTAAGAATTGAAATTAGAACTGTTGAATTGGGAACTCCAACCAGAACTATTATTGGAAGTCCTGCGGTATTGAGACCTAGTGACATTACAACTTCAACAAATGGTGCGACAGCAACAAGAGTAACATTTGATTATCCAATTTTCCTGGCACCAGGTCAAGAATATGCAATCGTTGCTGTAGCAGAAACTACAGACGAATATGAACTTTGGATAGCAGAAATGGGAGAGAAGACTGTAAGCACACAATCTTTACCTGATGCAGAAGCAGTCGTATATTCCAAACAATTTGCTCTTGGAAGTCTGTTTAAGTCTCAAAATGGATCTATTTGGACTGCTAACCAGTATCAAGATCTTAAGTTCAAACTTTATAAAGCAAACTTTACGTCAACAACTGGAACGGCATTCTTCTATAATCCAACATTAGATGAAAGCAACGGATATGTTAAAAAATTAAATAATAATCCAATCACAACTTTACCAAAAACAGTAACTCTTGGAATCACAACTACAACTGATACCAATGCTATTGGAATTTTAACGACAGGAAGAAAAATTGCTGGTTCCAATCAATTTGGTTATGGTTACATCATAGGAACTGGAAGTTCTGTCGCAAACGTTTCTATTACTGATGGTGGAGAAAACTATGTAACTGCATCCAATTTAGAAACTACATCTATTGTTGGTAGTGGTTCTGGACTTAGACTTAGTATTACCGCAGCAGACGGTGTTATTACTGGAATTGCTGGAACAACAGTTACAGGAAATGGATATCAAGTTGGCGATGTTGTTGGCATCGTAACAACTCTTGGTAGAGATGCTAGAATTACAATTGATTCTATTACCGGATTAGATACTCTCTATCTTTCTAATGTACAAGGCGAAAAAGGAACATCTAAGACTTTCAAAGTTGGTGCTGCAGTAAGTTACTATAATGATTCTGGAACGGTTGTTTCTCTTGCAAGCACGACGATTACCGATAGAACATCTGAAGGTGGAGGATTAAATTCCGGAAATTACTTGAGAATAAATCACTTTGATCACGGAATGTATTCCTCTACTAACAAAGTAGTAATTTCCGATGTTGAACCAGATGTTCCTTCCACTACATTATCTTCTAATTTGACAATAGATGAAACAGCAACTATAAGCATTGCTAGCACTGCAAACTTTGGAACCTTTGAAGGTCAAACAGTATCAGGATCTTATCTTGGATACGCAAAGATTGGCGATGAAATTATTTCTTACAGTGCTGTTGGTAGTGGAACTCTTACCATAAGTTCAAGATCAGTAGAAGGAGTTGTTCAACCACATTCCTCTGGTTCTTTGATTACCAAGTATGAACTAAATGGAGTATCTCTTAGAAGAATTAATGGCGTAACACATGATGTAAGTTCTTTATCTAACGATATAGATCAATATCACGTCCAAATTGACATGTCAACCAATGGTTCCGATAGATCTAATGATGGAGATACGTCTGGCACTCCTCAACTGTCCTTCAATTCCGAAGCATCGGTAGGTGGAGAAAACTGCAAAGCAACCGAGAACATCCAGTTTAATGAAATTGTTCCTAACTATGATATCTTAACTCCAGGATCTTCAACATCGGTAACTGCTTCTGTAAGAACAACTACAGGAACAAGCGTAGACGGATCTGAAACATCATTTGTTGACAATGGTTTTGAAAGTGTTGAACTCAATGAGGTTAACAGATTGAATTCTGTCAGACTTGTAGCATCTAATATTAATGAAACAACAAGTCTTACAACTCTTCCAAGAAATAAGTCATTTACGACTGGTATTACTTTAAATACAGAGGACTCTAATCTTTCTCCAATCATTTATACCGATACGGCGTTTACCGAGTTTAGAATGAATAGATTGAATAGTCCTATTTCGGATTATACCTCTGATAATAGAGTAAATTCTCTTCTATTCGATCCACATGCAGCAGTTTATGTTTCAAATACAGTAAATCTTGCACAAGAAGCTTCCTCTCTCAAAGTAATACTTGCTGCTTATAGACACGAATCTGCTGATTTCAGAGTTCTCTACAGTTTAATTAGGGCAGACTCTAGTGAAGTAACACAAGAGTTTGAGTTGTTCCCTGGTTATGATAACTTGACCATAGGTGCTGATGGAACAATTACTCCTGTTGATGCATCAAAGAACAGTGGAAGACCAGATACATTTGTTCCAGCAAGTCTGGAAGATCAGTATCTTGAGTATGAGTTTACAGCAGATAATTTAGATTTGTTTACTGGATATACCATTAAAATCGTAATGTCTGGTACTGATCAGGCACATGCTCCAAGGATTAAAGACCTTAGAACTATTGCGCTGAGATGATACGAGTTGAAGGTCATAAAAATCTCTATAGAGATGAAAAAAGTGGTGCCATAGTAAATTGTGACACCACTTCATATAATCAATATGTCAACTCTTTAAATTATAAAGACTTGCAAAGACGGGAATTGGATAAAATGAAGGAAGATATTGATGAGATAAAATCTCTATTGAAAGAGATGCTAAATAAGAAATAATTTGGAAGCGTAGTATCAATATAAATATCTAAAGGAATACTAATCGTTTGAAATAATGGCAATTTATGTATCCAATATTGTAATTGAGCAAGGATATGATTTTGACACTTCCTTTCAATTGGAGGATACTAGATCAAATTCTTATTTGGACTTAACTGGATCATCAGTCTCAGGACAAATCAGGAAACATTATGGAGCATCTACATCTGTATCCTTTGGATCAACAGTAACTGATGCACTATTGGGAATTATATCTATTTCTCTAACTGCTAGTCAATCGGCAGACTTGAAACCTGGTAGACATGTATACGATTTAAAAATAATTTCTGCTGCTGGTAAAGAGTTTAAAGCGGTGGAAGGATCAGCATTAGTAAGAGCAGGGGTAAGTAGGTAATGACTAATCTAAACGATAGAATAGGTTCGCAGAACGTAATTCGCGTATTATCCAACGCTTCTGCACCACCATCACGATTAGTCAACTTAACAGATGTAAATTCATCTTTAAAGGCAAAGGATGGTTTAATCTTAGTTTGGAATGCTTTGGATGAAGTATTCTACATGACGGATACAATTGATTCGTCATCTTTAATTGCAACAGGAATAGTAACATTCTCAAACACCACAGAATCAACTTCAACAACTACTGGTGCAGTAATTGTTAGTGGTGGAGTTGGAATTGCCAAAAATTTAAATGTTGGTGGAGATGCAAAAATAGTCGGTGTCGTAACATTTGGCACTGGCACTATAGTTGTTGATGGAACTAATGAGGTAATAACAGTTGGTTCTTCCGTAACTATAAGTTCGGCAGATGGAATTACAACACCATCTATAACTGTTTCCGGAAATTTAAATGTTGCGGGTGTAACTACACTCGCCTCTTCTGGCGGAATTACAACTACTGGCGGTAGTCTCTTTGTAAATAACAATCTAACCGTTGGTCGAAACTTAAAAGTAGATGGCACTTCAGAATTTATAGGTGTTGCCACATTTAGAGGTGGGACCATAAATCTTGGCGATGCCGCCAGCGATGATATCAACGTAGGTGGCGAATTTGTATCAAACTTAACTCCAAATGATGATGCAACCTATGATTTAGGTATTGAAGGGAAGCGTTGGAGAAATGCAAGATTTTCTGGTCTTGTAACAACAACAGATTTATATGTTTCTGGAGTATCGACATTTATTGGTGATATTAATATTGATGGTGGAGTTGATGTTGATGGCGATTTAGAGATAGATAATCTTAATGTTTCTGGTCTTTCCACATTTACTGGCGCTGCAGATTTTAATGGCGACATTGATGTTGATGGTCATGCAGAACTAGATAATCTTAATGTTTCTGGAGTTGCAACATTTGCCCAAAATGTTGAGATTACTGGAAATCTTACTGTCAATGGAACTCAAACTGTTATAAACACCAATATACTTGAAGTTGAGGATATTAACATTGGTATTGCTTCTGCAACACCAAAATTAAGTGATGCCGCACTAGATGGTGCAGGTATTACTATTCATGGTCTTGCTGGAGATAAGACTCTCACTTGGGATAATTCAAACTCTCGTTTAGCATTTAATACTGACGTTTATGCACCAAATTATTATGCAGGAACATTTGACGGTCCAAATGGAATTGCGTACTTTGACGATACTGGAAAACTTGTTGGTGCAGCAAGCACACAGTCTGGTGTAACCACCACTAACTACATTCTGACTACAAATGCCAGCGGACTGCCGGTTTGGACGACAACCATTGATGGAGGAGAGTACTGATGGCAAAACCAAGCACAAGACAGGGACTGATTGATTATTGCCTAAGAAGACTTGGTGCTCCAGTTTTGGAAATAAATGTCTCTGATGAACAAATTGATGACTTAGTAGATGATGCTATTCAGTATTTCAACGAACGGCATTTTGATGGCGTCGAAAAAATGTACTTAAAGTACCAAATAACTAGTGATGACCTTGCTAGAGGCAAGGCTAGTGGAACAAGTGGTGTTGGAATTGTAACTACAACAGGAACTTCTACGATTGTAGGAGCAGCAACTACTTTTAGTTTTTATGAAACTTCAAATTACATACAAGTTCCAGATTCTGTTATTGGTATTGAAAAGATATTCAAATTTGATACCAGTTCCATTTCTGGTGGAATGTTCAGTATAAAATATCAACTATTTTTGAATGATTTGTACTATTTTAATTCCGTAGAATTACTTCAGTATGCTATGGTCAAATCTTACTTGGAGGATATTGATTTCTTATTAACAACAGATAAACAAGTACGATTTAACAAGAGACAAGATAGACTTTATTTGGATATTGATTGGTCAGCACAAGCAGCAGGAGACTTTTTAGTTATCGAATGTTACAGAGCACTGGATCCAGCATCTTTCACTCAAGTTTACAATGACAGTTTTGTTAAGCAATATCTTACCGCACTTATAAAGAGACAGTGGGGTCAAAACTTGATAAAATTCCAGGGCGTAAAACTTCCTGGAGGAACAGAGTTAAATGGAAGACAATTGTATGAGGATGCATTAAGAGATCTTGATGAAATAAAACAGAGAATGTCTTCTGAATATGAATTACCACCAATGGATCTAATTGGATAATCATGACATTAAATCCCTTCTTTCTTCAAGGATCAGCTGGCGAACAGTTCCTTATTCAGGATCTGATAAATGAGCAGTTGAAAATATATGGCATTGAAGTATATTATTTGCCAAGAAAAATTTTTAAAACTGATGATATTATCAGAGAAATACAATCATCCAAATTTGACGATTCTTTCATAATTGAAGCATATCTGAATAATTATGATGGATATGCTCCTGGAAGCGACTTGATGACCAAATTTGGATTGAAATTGCAAAACGAAATTAGTTTAACAATTTCAAAAGAGAAATACGAAGAATTTATTGCTCCATTTTTGGAAGGTATTAGTGCTGGTATTAGAGAGGGTAGAATTACAGAATATACTTTTGCAGATTTAATTACTAGACCCAAAGAAGGAGATTTAATTTATTTTCCACTTGGAGAAAGGTTATTTGAAATCAAAAGAGTAGAACATGAAAAACCTTTTTATCAATTGGGTAAAAATTATGTTTATGAGTTAAGTTGTGAACTTTATGAATATGAAAATGAACTTATTGATACATCCATCGATGAAGTTGATTATGCTGTAAGTGATGAGGGATATAGTACAACCCTTAGACTTGTTGGTAGTGCAACCACAGCAACGGCGACCATTAGTGGAATATCTACATCTACATCATCTATTGGTAGAATTGTTTTATCAGATGATGGAAATGGATATACAAGCACACCTACGGTAACAATTTCTGCGCCAACTTCTGGTACAACTGCAACTGCAGTAGCGATAACAACATCTGTGGCAAATGTTCAATCCATAAAAGAAATAAGATTAACTAATGCTGGTTCTGGATATACATCAACAAATCCACCAACAGTAACGATTAGTGGGGGTGGAGGATCTGGAGCTGCAGCTACTGCAGTTGTCACTTCTGGAGGAATTTTAGGATTCACAATAACAGAATCCGGAGTTGGATATTATGGATCTGTCCCAACAGTAGCAATTAGTACATCACCAACGGGTCAAAATGCATCTGCAACTGCCGTCGTTTCTGGTGGCAAACTGACCGCAATTCAAATTACAAATGCTGGTTCTGGATATACATCAATACCAACGGCAACCATTTCTTCACCAACATCTGGGATTGGAACATTTGTTTATAATGAACTAGTTACTGGGCAATCTTCTGGTGTAACCGCAAGAGTTAGAAACTTTACCAGAAGAACTAGTATTGAAAATACTCCAATAGACATGGAAGTATCTATAAATACTGGTAATTTCTTGGTTGGAGAAACCATTACTGGTAGTATATCAACAACTGCATCATTTATAGTTCAATCTTATAATAGAGAAAGTTTTGATAATCCATATGATGTCAATGAAGAGATAGAAACTGAAGCAGATAGTATTTTAGACTTTACAGAGTCTAATCCATTCGGAGATTATTAATGTTAGGAACTTACTTTTATCACGAAATAATAAGAAAAACCATCATCGGGTTTGGAACATTATTCAACAACATTTACATCCGCCACTCAAAAGATAATGGAACTGTCTTAGATGAGACTAAGGTTGGGATTTCTTACGGTCCCATGCAAAAGTTCCTGACAAAAATTCAGGAGCAAGCAAATCTTAATAAAACTGTTGCAATTACTTTACCTCGAATGTCTTTTGAAATGATATCTATGCAGTATGATCCAACAAGAAAGTCGGGTGTAACTCAAACTTTTAAGGTAACAGATGGAACAAACTTGAAAAAAGTTTACATGCCAGTTCCTTATAATATTGGTTTTGAACTTAATATTTTTAGTAAATTGAATGATGATGCTTTGCAGATAGTAGAACAAATCCTACCATTTTTCCAACCATCTTTCAATTTAACGATTGATTTAATTGATTCTATCGGAGAAAAAAGAGATATTCCTATAATTTTAGACAGTATTGATTTTCAAGATGATTATGAGGGAGATTTTAACACAAGAAGAGCATTAATATATACTTTAAGATTTACTGCCAAAACATATCTCTTTGGTCCTGTTGCTGAAACAACTGATGGACTTATTCGTAAGGTTCAGGCAGACGTTTATAGCGACACTAATACAGCAACTGCAAAACGTGAAATGAGGTATACAGTAACTCCAGATCCAGTCAGTGCCGACCCAGCTGCTGGAGATGATTTTGGATTTAGCGAAAACTGGGAGTTCTTCACAGATTCCAAGTCTTATAGTCCTACACAACAACAAGACATTTAGTAAATTATGAATGATAATTATGATGCTATAGATGACGCTCTCAATGTAGAGAGTAGTATTGTGAAACCAGAAAAAGTTTCATCAGAAATTCAGAGTGTAAAACCAAAAGGTCCTGATATTGAAAAAGACTATGAGTACACTCGTGCTAATTTATATTCTTTGATTGAAAAAGGACAAGAAGCAATCAATGGAATTATGGAACTTGCAGGTGAGGGTGGTAGTCCAAGAGCATATGAAGTTGCTGGACAATTGATTAAGAGTGTTGCCGACACGACAGACAAATTGATTGATTTGCAGAAAAAACTCAAAGAAGTTGAGGACACTACGGTTAAAACAACTAACAATAATGTTACCAATAACGCCGTGTTTGTTGGATCAACCACAGAGTTACAAAAACTACTCAAACAAGGTTTTCTAAATAATAAAGAGTAAACTTTTTTCCCAATGGGTTGGTCTGAAAAATATAAAAAATCAATTGATTGTGGCAACCCAAAAGGTTTTAGTCAACGTGCCCATTGTCAGGGTAGAAAGAAAAAAATGTCAGAAGAAAAGAAAGATCACGAATACTCAATGGCACGGTCTGAACTAAAGACCGTTACTAATGCTGTAAAGCGTCTTCAAAAGAAAATGGGTAAAAAGGGTGAAGGTAATTTAGAAGCATGGGTACAATCTAAAATTACTAAGGCGGCAGATTATATTGATACTGCCGCAGATTATGTAACTAATGAAGAAACTAAATCTGGAGATGAAGGTCTTCGTGATTGGTTTGGTAAATCCAAATCTTCTGATGGTAAAAAGGGGTGGGTTCAACTTGGCGGTAAGTATGCGGGCAAACCTTGTGCCAGACAACCAGGACAAACTTCTACACCAAAATGTGGAAGTTCCAAAATGGCAGCAAATTTGAGTGATGAGGAAGAAGAAAGAGCGAGAAGAAGAAAAAATCGTCAAGATCCAAATCAACCAGAAAAAACTGGTGGCGCAAAACCAACTAATGTTAAAACTGAAGAAATGAACATTCAAGAGGTAAAAGATAAACCAGGCAAGGGTAGTGGCAAGAAAGATGCTTGCTACAATAAAGTCAAGTCTCGTTATTCTGTATGGCCAAGTGCATATGCATCAGGAGCACTTGTAAAGTGCCGCAAGGTTGGTGCTGCCAACTGGGGTAATAAATCTGAGAATTATGACTTCTCAAACTGGAGAGAAGATTTTAAAGCACTTGAAATTGAGACAGTAAACCTGATTGAACCAGAACCAATTAAAGGTGGTCAATCCATTGATGAAAAATGTTGGGTTGGATACAAGCAACTTGGTATGAAAAAGAAAGGGAACAAAATGGTTCCAAACTGTGTGAAAGAAGGTGAAGAAATA